TTGAATTTTTCTTCCGACGCCGCGACCGCTTGCATCGCAACAGACGACGCCGCGACCGCCGTCATTGCCTTGTCTATGTCAACCATGATGCGCATCGCCGTGGGCGATGCGGCCAGTGCCTGCATGGCAATTGGGGCGGCAATGACGGCGGACAGCGCAGGCGCTGTGTCGATGATGTACTGCACCAGCTCCGCCGATTTGGCAAGTACCTGCATCCCGGCACTGTGTCGCGGCCATACCTTCCACAAATCGGGAGCGTCCTTCCAAACGGCGCTGGCGATTTCGTCACTGAGGATGGCAGTGGCAGCGGTGGTGCTTTGCGCGAGGTAGCCTAATGCTAGGCGGTTACCCAAACATTTATTGAGGATGTCCGGTTGTTTGATCAGCCAGGCGGCGACCTCGGCGTTATCAATACTGCTGCGGAATATCGCTTCATGGTCGGCAAACCAGATATCCCGGTTTACTGTCCCCGCCATTTCCAGCAAACGCAGGTGGAAATAAGGGATGGCGCTCTGGAACTGGTTTGCCATGTGTTGCAGCACGCCGAAATTCACGTCTTCGCTCGCGATGACCTCACTGCTGTAACGGCGTTCGAGTTCGGTCTTGAGGGCGGCGGGGAAGGTGTCCAGGGCATCGGGGGCAGCACGGTAGATGACGCAAAGCTCGATGAGCCGGTCACTGTCAAGCGTGCTGAGGTCGGTATTGAGGATGGCGGCAACAGCCGCCTTTTGTGCGGGGGTCATATCAAAGTCCTGCCAAGGCTAGGGTTCGAGTTTTTTTCAGACGGGCTTCCAGTGCCGCCTTGTCTTCGCCGCGCGCGGTTTCCTCGGCGGTGATGGCCGCAGCGCGGGCCGCGCTTTCTGCGTCAACTGCTGCCTCGCGCGCAGTTTTTTCGTCATGGAGGGCGGTATCGATACCGCTCAGGCTGTCACGGATGCGACCGACATCTTCCGAGAGCAGGTTCTCTGCGCTCGGCAGCGGCAATTTGTAGTGGGTGGTTTTGTCGTCAGCCATAAGCACCTCAGGTGGTAATCATGCGCAGGGCGCGGGCGCGAGGGCGGGCGTTGATGTTGCCGGTCAGGGTGATGCGGCAGCGGACGGTGTCGCCGCCGGTGATGGCTTTTTTGTATTCGTTGCGCACCCAGCCGTCACCGAGGGGCTCGCCGTTTTCCGGGGTGCATTCCTGCCAGTGGCTGTCAATTTCGATTTCGACCTTGAGGGCGCTTCCGGCGGGGATATTGCTTTCCAGCGTCACGATGGCCTGGCCACGACCAGCAACAACCGCGCGGCTGATGTAGGTGGCGCTCTCTTGCAGGTCGCCGAGCGCGAGCAGCGCGCCGGGGTAAAGGATGGGCGAGCGGGTACGGCTGCCGCGCAGGGTGACGGCGGTTTTTAATTCGCCGTCGGTGCGCGCGTCTAGCCGTCCGGTTTGCTTGTCTTGCAGGTGATAGCGGTGTTCGTCGTTTTTGACGGTAAAGGTGACATCCGTCTCGATGCCGGTACGTTCAACATCGGCCATTAGATAGAGGTCGGAGGCGTGGTTGGCGGTGACGGGGCTGAGTTCGGTGGTGTGTTCTACTGACGTAAATTCAGCGGCGTAAATGCGGAAGGCAAGGTCGGCGTTGTTGTGCGGTGTCCAGGTACTAGCATTGCTGGAGGAGAGCAAGACGCCGACGCTGTAGCCCTGCTCGGTCACATAGCGCTGGGCGCGGCGGTCGTATTGGCCGACTTCGGCGATGGCGAGGCTGTGGCGGTTGTCATCGGTGAGGATGACAATGGCGGATTCCTGTAAAGCCTCGATGTAAACCGGCGTGGCGAAGTCCACCACAGTTTCTTCCCCGTCAGGACGGATAGCATCGGCCGTGATACGGGTTTCGGCCAGTACGGCGCCCGTCGGCAGGCCGGTCGCTGTCTCACGGATTTGCACCGTGACCGGCAGCGTGCCAATGTCCTCAAACCACAGGCCGATGGCGGCAATGTGGCGGCCTTCGGTAAGCAGGGTAAAGGTTTGCGCCAGCGGGTCGTAACGCTGCACAGTGATGACGCGGCGGCGTTCCTCGATGGTGATTTCGCCGCGCCCGATAAATTGCGCAAGGCCGCGTGTGCCACGCTCGCCGATAAACTCGACGCTTTTGGTGCCGGCAGGGATGCCCGACGGCAGGGTGAATTTACCCCGGGCGATGCCGCTGTGATCTGCTGTAATCATAGGTTTTCTACCTCAATTTCGATGCCGTCGAAGATGACACGCCGCAGCGGTTCGTCCGGCAAAAATCCCTCAATACGGAAGGTGATGGTGATGGGACGCAGGTGTTCGGCCTGTCGTGTGCCAATGGTGCGACGTTCGGTGTTTTCGGTGGTGCGTGTCAGGTTGCCGCCGCCAATCAGACGGGTCACGGCGGCGCCGTTGACGGTTTCGGTTTGTGTCCAGGTATCAACCGGCGGCATCAGGGTGACAGTCGCCGGAATGGGGTCAAAGGCGCTATACGGGTTGATTTTCATACCCCCGGTGCGCGCCGTCTGTTCCACCAGCACCACTTTTTTGTAAGGCAGGGTCAGCGGCCGGTCATGCGCAGAGAGCGGCGCAACATCGGCACGGATAGGCAGCATCAGCTCACCGTCCACGATGGCAGCGGTCTGGTTTTGCCCGAGGTCGCGCATGGCATCGTCCAAAAATGGGTCAACAAAGACACCACGGGTGGCTGCCGGGGCTGTCGCGATGGCGCGGGTTTGCAGACGCAAGATGGCGACTAGGTCGTAGAGGTTAAAGATGTCGGCGCGCATGTCTTGCAGGGTGCCCATACTGACTGCCGCGATCGCGGTGTTTTTCACCGCCGTTGGCGCATCCTTAAACCAAGTGTGCTGTAACTGCGCCAACTCCAGTTGCCCGCTCACGGCGGGAGTCGCTTTAGGGTTAAAGCGGCGCGGCATCCCCTTGATGCGGGTCAGTGCGCCGTTGCGGTCGATGGTGAGGGTATCGGTGCGCGGCAGACGCCATTGGTAGTCGATCAATATCAGCGAGCCTTCGACCGCACCTTCTACGGTAAAACCACGCTCGTCCGGATCAATGGGGGTGATCTGGGTGATGTGTTTATAGGTCACTTCGTAACTGGAGCCCGGTGCGGGTTCGGCGCCGGCGGGCGACCAGTCGATCATGCCGCCGGAAAACACATAATCCTGTGTCTTTTTGTAGGTGGTGCCGCCTTGTTTGACTTCGACAATCTCGATCACGGCGGGATCGGGCAGTGCATCTGCCACCCCGGCGTAACTACCGTGCAGTACGGTGGCGGTAGCCTGTTTGGTGATGTCCACCTTGCGGATATCGTGGATGGGCGCGCGGTCCACATTGACCCGCATTTTTCCGCTGCCGCCGCTGGAAAACTGGTGCGGCTCGGAGAGGATGGTTTGCAGGTCAGGATCGAATGGGAAACGCAGACGCAGCGCGGTGGGCAGTTCGATTTCGTGCCCGTACACATGCGCTTTTCCTTCAAGCAGCGAATAGGTTTCTTCGCGATCATCATGCGACAGCCACACCAGTGACAGGCCGTGGATGACGTAGTGACCGCCATTGTTGTCACGATCATACCTGGCCAGTGCCGAAGCAAAGCCGGAGAGGTCTGGCGGGGCGGACTTGATTTTGAGGACACCGTTTTCCACGTCATAGACACGATAAAAATTGCCGGTACCACCATCGGTGGACAATCCCCATACGGCGCTGATGCGCAGCCGTGCCGCGCCCGGTTCGTCGTAATTGCGTGTCCCTTCACACGGATCGCGCAGGGTGGGATCTTGCAGTTCAGTGACGACGGCCTCGGTCAGCCACACCCCGATTTCCACGACACCGGTGAGCGGAATATTGAGTTTGGCTTCCGGCACATCACGGATGCGGCCGCGCAGGTAGATTTCCGAAGCGGCGCAGGTGGTCTCGCCAGTGTCGGGATTGATAACAACTGCGCCGCCGCTCTGTATCGAGCCGTCGCTCATGAAGCGGTCGGCGATACGTCTGAGGCGCGTGTCGTTGATGTCCTGCAATTCGTTCAACTCGGGCGATTGCAGGCCCAAACCAGCCCGAAAGAGGATGGCCTCTTCGGCGTGGCTGTCTCGGCAGTAGTAATTGGCAAGGTCGATATCTTTCATGGCGGTCAGAAGGTAATGACAAAATCGAAGCTGATACGTGCGCCGACGCCACGTTGCATGGCGGTGATGTAATCAATGGCGAGGAGGGTGCCGGGCGAGGCTATATCACCCGGCGGGAAATAGGTTTGCCCGGCGGGCAAGCCGGCACGGGTCGTTGTACCGACAAAGACACCGAGCTCGCGGATGGTCTTGCCGAGGCCGTCGTTAAAGTCAAAGTCGGTACGCAGGTGCAGATTGGCGGTCGGTGTGTCACTCTTTGCGAAACGGGCACCGAGCATGACGATATCGCCGTCGCCCTGCGGGGTGCAGTACTCGACGAGGTTGACTTTGCGCCGCCCGATTTCATTGGTGAGCGCGATGGCGCTGCGCGGTTCGCGGGGCTGGGTGGTATCCCATTCCGCCTCGCCGCTCCCCCAGGCAAGATGCAGGGTGCTGCCCTTGATAGCGGTGGCAAGGGCGATACGTCCGGAGGTTGTAAGGATGGCCATTAGTCGGGGTCCTCGCAGTTGTTGATGATGACATTGGTATTGGTCCAGGTTGACGACGGCCACGGGGCATCCGCCCATACTTGTCCAAAGTAGAGGGCGACAGCACGCGGTGTACTGCTGCCCGCTTGGATGGTGTAGATCTCAAACGGCTGTGGCAGGTCGTCGAGGTAGAGGATGTGCGCCTCGACGCTGCTGATGACGTGGGCGATGGTGATGGTGATTGCCACGGACAAGGAGACGCCTTCGTACATTGCCCACGAGCCATGCGCGGTGCCAAAAGAGATTTTGGGCTGGCTGCCCGCCGGCAGACACGGCAGTTGTGCATGGTCGATGCGGATGCCGGAGTCGTCATCCAGCAGGGCATCATCCAGCAGGCTGTCGTCCAGCCTAAATACGCCCCGGTCGTAGCCGTACACTAAACGCCACAGCCGCGAGCGTACCGGCTGCGACAACAAGGCCAGGTTGACCAGCTGGCAAATTTGCGCCGGGGTGGGCATCCCGTGCGGGCGCAAGTCGTACTCGGCAAAGTGGCGATGTGGCCGGTAGGTAGCGTCCGGATCGTTGTGCTCGATGGAAGGCGGCGACTCGATGATGTCGGCGTCCAGCCCAACCCACGAAAAGGCGAGATGCAGCGATTGCGGTGTGCCGCGTAGGCGCGTCCAGCGGATGCCCTCGCTGATGAGACGGCGCTTATCGCTGATGTAGGGGGTAATTTCGCCGAGGGCGTACTCCCAGATGAGCGCGTCCAGCCAGTTCTCGGGCGGGTCAAATTTGCGTCCCCGGATGGCAGTATCGTCACCAAGATCAAGGATCGCGGGCGCACCGACTTGCGCCAGTTTGCGCTCAAGGTCGGTGCTATTTGGCGGCAGTAAATCGGTGCGCATCAGTAATCCCTGCCACCGAGGTTGAGGCTGACGGTGCCGATGGCGGCGGTCTCGTCGGCGGCAATGACGACGTCACGAGACGGCGCAGTCAGGACGACGCGCTGCACCCCGACGGCGTGCAGCGTGTGGATAAGCCAAGAGCGGGTGAGATCGCGCCCCAAACCAAGCTGACTGCCGACGGCACGGCGCAGTGTATCCGGTAGGGTATTGAGCAGGTCGGCGTTGCCGTCGGGCAGGAGCCACAGGGTGGCGGCGATGTCGATGGTTTTGACGGTTGCAGCGCGGACTTCGAGGGTGTCGGTGAGGACGCGGATGTCCGTGCGGTTGAGGTAGTCGCGGGTATGGGCGAGCAGGGCATCATCCACCGCGCCGTCGTGCCCGGTGATGGAGACGCGCACCAGCCCCGGACGAGGGCTGTCCACGTGGGCATCGCGGATGGCGGGCGAGGCGGAGAGGGCGTGCCAGCGGTAATGCGCCGCTGGCCCGGCGGTGGACGAGCCTCGCACCCGCTCACGGATACGAGCGCGGAAAGCCTCGTCGCTTTCGCCGGGGTTGCGGCTCAGGCCGTAAAAGTCGGCAAGACGGTCGAGGTCGCGGTCAGTAGCAAAGGCGAGCAAGTTGGCGCGGGCGGCGTGATTGATACGCGTGCGCAGGAGCAGTTCGAGGTAAGCGGATTCTTCGAGGACTTTGGTGACGGGCTCGGATTCGAGGTCAAGGGTGTTACGCCAGTAGTCGCGTTTTTCTTCCGGCCACAACGCCACGAAGGCGGCTTTGCGCCGCGCGAGGATGGTTTCGTAGTCAAGCTCTTCGATGACGTTTGGCAGGGATGTATCGCTCATGCGGGCATTGTGGATGTGCCCGCGCGCGCAGACGAGTGACGGTTTTCCGCAGGGCGCGGCTGTGGAAAATCAGTGGCGCAAGGTGGCTTGGCCGCGCAGTTCGGCATCGTCGAGGGTGCGCGCGGTGTAGCTGATCTCGGTTTTGCCGTCCATCGCGATGTTGATGACGGCAGTTTCGAGGACGACGCGCGGCTCCCAGCGGCTGGCTGCATCAACCAGGGCGGCGGCAAGACGCAATCGGTTGGCCGGATTCATCGGTGCATCGATTAAATCAAAGAGGTGGCTACCGTATTCGCGGCGCTGGATGCGTGAGCCGATAGGGGTGGTAAAGATGTCAGCCAGCGACTGGCGAATGTGTTCGAGTTTGTGTGCGGTGTTGCGGCCATTGTCGCGGCGCATCCCGCCGGTGGCATAGGCACCGTTACCTGTAGTCATGGCTGTTTCCTGTTTTTCGCGGTCATTTGAGGAGGTCACTGTGGTGTGCCGGTGACCGATGGGCCGGGCATGACGCCTGGGTGTACATGGGTGTCGCCGACGTTGACGCCGTTGTGGGTAAGGCTTGACGACTCAAACCTGATAGCCTCGGCGCGCAAGGTGATTTCGCCGGGGGTGTCAACCAGCAGCTTTTTCCGCTTGCTGTCGTACTCAACGATGGTGCCATCATCAAATTCGAGGCGGTCGATGGTCGGGCGGTCGTCCACGGGGATGTCCGGAGCAGGGACTTCTTCCGACCAGATCATGCCGATCACGGTGGCGGTGTTGTAGTCGCCGCCATCCACACTGAGGATGATTTGCGCCTGTTTGCGCAGCGGTATCCAGTGGCGGTAGTTATGGGTGATAAAGGACGGAAACGGCAGCCAGTTGGTGAGGATGTCGCCGCTTTTGGCGCGAAACTCGCGCTTCTCCCAGTCGATTTCTTCGACGGTGGCGATGCGGGTGGCGTTGTGCGTCTGGCGCAGGTGGTCGGAAAAGCCGAAACTCATGATGTCATCCCCTGCAAATGACGCAACAGACTCTCTTGGATCATCGCCGCGTCGCCCTCGGTGATGCCGAGTAGCGGCCGTTCCGGGTAATGCGCCAGCCCGAATTGTAGGCGCTGGGTCAGGCCAAAGTGGTGGACACTGGCAAGGTAGCTGTCATGACCGCGCCAGCCGATGCGGATCAGGCTGTCGCCGACCTCGACGCGCAAGCGCTTTGCCTGGCGTAGTTTGCGCATCATCTGTTTCGGGCGCCCGCGTCGGGTGCGGCCATACTCTTTGCGCGGTTCCCATGCTGTGCCGTCCGGGTCGGTCTGCGCCGCCATCCGCTCCCGGTTGACCCGGCGCAAATCCTGGCCGATTTTACGCAGCAGTTTGCGCTGTTCGGCAGGGGTGAGGCGGTCAATGGACAGCTGTATCCAGCTTGCGAGTTCGCCCAGGTTGTGTTCGAGTGGGGCAGTCATGGCGTCAGGGCAGGCGGGTAGAGTCGGCGGTCGATGTGTGCCGCCGGGCAGTTGTTGAGGCGGGTACCATCCTGCTCAACTTGGACGTGGTAGGTGCCGGTCAAGCCCTCGATAGTGAGCAGCAAGTCGACGTGGTTGTTGTCAAGGATGTCGGCACGAAAAGAGATGGCGGTTGCCGCGTGTCCCGGCTGCTCCGCAGATAGCCATTGCCCGGCGAGGTAACACAATGCTTCCGGCGGGCCGCTGTAATCCAACACCAGCACCTCGGCAGTGTATTCGAGGCGCAGGTTGTGGTTGCCGGGTTGGTCGGGGTGTTGATAGTGGTGGCGTACTTTGCCCGAGGTAGCACGCACAATGAGGTCTTCCGGCTGGATATTAAGCCCGCCGGTAAGTAGCTTTTGCCGCAGTGTGTCGAGTTTTTTCATGGTATTGCTGGCATTCAGTGCAGCGTTGCGCGTAGGGATTGGCACGACGACGCGCGGCGGGGATTTCATCGCCGCAGTCAATACAATAAGTGCTGCCGGTTGCTGTTTCTCCGCGTTGTTGTGCTGCCGCCAGGGCAGCAGCGCGGCTTATTTCTTCGAGCTCGCTGGCTTTGTCGGCGTTGTCCATTGTGTTCTTGCGGTTTTAATCCAGCGGGTAGTGTAGTTGTGCTTGCTGCGGCAGTCGGCATACTGCTTGGAGGCTTTACGCACCCAGTCGACCAAGTCGCCGAGGCTGCCGTCATTTAGTAGCGGCAGGTCGGGGCACGGGCGTAGCGCGCTTGCCTCCACTGGCGGTGGGGGCATTTTTGCGGGCACTATTACCGCCGGGGCGGATGGCTTTGTTGAGCAGGCTGACGCCAGTATCGTCCAGACAAGGACGGCTGCGGTCAATCGTAGCGAGGTAGGCATTGAGGGTGTCCTCCGTCTTCTTCATTTGTTTCTGCGTTGCTTCATGGTTGGCGGCAAATTCGACGGCCAGGTGTTCGTAGGCGCTGAGTTGTTCGCCATACTTGCCGACAGCGTTGTTTAGTTCGTTCGCGAGCGTCTCAAATTGCTCGCGTAATACGGACTGCTGCCCGGCACGATAAGCAAGACCCACAGAGGTGATGTTGTAGGCAATCAGCACCCCGGCGCAGATGATGGTGAGCGGTTTACTAAGCAGCATAGGGGGTCATCCATTGCCGGACTTCTTCTTCGCGGCGGTTGCGCAGTACTGGCTGCCCGGCAGCATAAATCCAGCGGCGCAGCTGATCGGGGACGACGGCGTAATCGCCGGCATTAAGCAGCCGGCGCAAAGAGCTACGCCGTAAGGCATCAACGCCGACGTTAAAAGTAAAAGAGGCCAGCGCATCAAACTGGTGGTCGGCAAGCTCTACTTTTATTAACGAGTCGACGGCGGTTTCCGCCACATCGTTGTCATGGTCAAAGAGATGGGCAATCTGGTCATTACTGAGGCCATCGCGCCAGCGTACCGCGATACCGTTGATGTAGAGCTTGCCGCTGCTGAGTTCGCTACGCGTGAGCAGGTGACCGACACCAATGGTCGGCAGACCGGCGCTGTCGAGGTACATTTTGCTGCGACTGCCCTCGCGGGCAATCAGCAATTCCGTGCCGCGCTTGGTCATTTGTCTGGTAGGTTTGGTCATTTGTCCCCCCTGCGGATTTTTTCAAGGATTTCGATGATGTTCATTTGCTGGTATTTCTCCATTGTGTAAAACAGGGCACGCACCAAGAACCAGCCTGGTAGCCCACACAAAAAATAGATGGCACCAGCCTGCATCCCGGCCAGCTCATCGCCGACGGGGTGGATGTTGAGGTAGTGGGTGATGACGTAGCTGCCGAGACCAATCGAGCACATGACGGTACTGATAATCGCGGAAAACCATTCGCGCGCACTGCGCGGCTGGGTCATTGACATCACCACGACACTCGCCGCTACTGGGCCTATGATGTACACGAGGAGTTTGAGTAATGCCGCCCCAAGCGCGGGTTGGGCGGCGCTGGCTGCGGTGCTGCTGGTAATCGGGTCGGGCATAGTTAGTCCCAAAGTCTGAGGGTGGCGGGCGTTGTCTGTGCGGGTTGCAACGGGATATGGACCGGCGTACCTGCCACCAGCCGTGGCGTAGACAAAGCGTGCGGGTTGGCATCCATCACGGCGGCTATTCCACGGGTGGTGCCGATAGTGCGGTAGCAGACGTCGTCCAGGGTTTCGTGCTGGTGTGCGATGACGGTCGTGGGGTTTGGCATGGGTCATGGCTCCCTCATATCAGGGCGATGGTGGCGCGGGATTTACCGAGGACGAGGCGCAGCGCCTCACGTGAGCGTTGTAGTGCTGTGCGGATGCGGCGCTCCAGTCCATCGGCACGCTCGCTGCCTTTTGCGGTAGTGTCCACATCGCGATACCACTCAAGTTCAATTGCCTTGGCGCGTTGATAGACGGCTCGCCGATAGTGGTGCTGTTTGCTGTCAGGCAGAGGGGTTTGCTGTGCCTCACGCCAAACGGCGAGTTCTTCGTTGATGAGCAGCACGGCGGTGCTGAGGATTTCGTGGCTGCGCGCGTCGCTGACCGTGTCATCGACCCGCATCCGTTCACGCCAAACAGAGACCCTTATGGCGGGGTAGTAGTCATCCGTCTGCAGGTCGTCGTTGTAGCGCGGGTCGGTTGTGGCTCGGTGCGGGATAAATGCGCTGCTCATGGGGCGTCCTTCCTAAAAAGGCCGCCGTGGGAAAACCGGAGAAAAACCAGCGGCGGCAAGTGTGACGAGGTACAAGGTGCGCGGTTGCGGCGAACAGGGTGAAACTAACTAAAGCCCTGTACCGCCGCGCCCCGCGCGGGCTGAGTTGTCAGGTGTGTGCGTTATTCTCTTGTGCTTGTGGCATCTGCGCGGTCAGCTCTTTTTCCAGCTGCGCAAGCAGGGCTTTGCTGCCCACTTTGGGGTTGAGTTCAATGGCGTGGCGCAGATGCGTGATGGCGGCTTCGTCATTGCCTTCGCTGTGCAGGGCTTCGCCGAGGGCGCGGTGCAGCTTGGCGCGTATCTCATCGACCATATCGTGATCAGCGGTCGCGTCCAGGACTTCGCCGAGCTGTTCGGCACTGATGGCGGGGATGGTACCGGTCGGGGTACTCAGCCAGCTTTCTGCTGCCATTTCGGCATAGAGCGACGGCAGGTCGCGGGTAAATTGCTCCGGTGCCGGCAGCTTATGGCGCAGCAGGTAATCGCCAACGGCCAGGGCGCGATCAATGTCGCCGACATCAAACGCCCAGGGCATCATCTGACTGATGACAGGGTCGGGCACTCCGGCATCGGCGGCCAAAACGCCGTCGATGTAGCCGTGCCACTCTTGCATCAGTTCTGCCTTTTTCGCCTGCCGTGCCTGCATGGACTGGATGGCAGACAGCTGCCGTTTGTGCGCGGCCAACTGCGCCAGCGCCAGTTCATGCTCGCTGCCTTGGAGGGTTTCTTGGCGTTCGGCGGCGCGCTCGGCGGCGAGGCGGGCTTCTTCGCGTTGTTTGTGTAATCTTGCGGGGCTGGCCATGTCTTACTCCCATCCGCTGCCGTCCGCTTTCGGGACAAGGATGCCCTCCACCAGGCAGCAGGCGTCGTAATCTTCGATGACATAGGCTTCGTTCAGGCTGCGGTATTCTTCGATGCGGTCTTTGCGCGGGTTGTCGAGGTAGGCAAGGCGGGTGGTGTTGCGCTGGGTGTAGATGGACAGATTGGAGAGTGGCGTAATCAAAAAGGCATCGTCCGGGAAAAACGGTACGGACAAGGTGCGCAGGCCGCCGAAGAGCTGGCTGACCATCAATTTTTCTAGGGCATTGCGTTCGGTCGGCGCGTCGCTGTTGCCGATCAGGGCGAGGTATTTGTCGGTAATCAGTTTGCGTCCGGCGATGAGGACAAGGTCGCCGTCCTGATACCACGGCTCAATCAGTTCGTGGGCGGCGTCATAGACGGCAGCATCGATGTTTTTGTAATCGTGGCCGGTGATGCCGCCGATTTTTTTGCCGGACATCACGGCGCTGGCTTTGTGGTCGCGCAGTTGTTGCAGCCAGCCTTTGTTGACGTCTTGCAAGAGAGGGTTGGTGGTGCGGTTGGTCGTCGCTGCCGCACTCGTGCCGTTAAAGCCGATCATCAAGCGATCGCGCGCAATCTGCTTGCTGGTTGCCGCGCGCAGAAGCGTCTGAAATTCGGGACGATGCCGCCAGCTGTCGAGAGTGGCGTAGCGGATGTGGGTGTCGTAGTTGGTTTGTTCGCAGCGGTATTTGTCAGCGGACAATGCTTTGATGTCACGCGTCTGCCGCTCGGCTGTGCCGCTGGTATCGGTACGACCGGCGATAGTGCTGTTGACGCCAATATGGACTTTCTCGCCTTCCATCGCATCCACGATGTGGCTGTTGATAAGGCTCAAAAAGGGACTGCTTTCCTGAACCTTTTCGACCAGTCTTTGTTCGACGGACGGTTCGACGGCAAATTTTTGCGTGGCGTCGGCAACGCCGTTGAGCTGGGCGATGCGGCTCAAGAATTGATTGTAGGCAAGGCGGGTCTGATTATGCATGGTGGTGTGTCCTTAGCAATCGGTTTGCGGCTGGCTGCTGCCGGTCGCCATAGGTCGCGTAGAGGCAAAGTGCTGTTCGGGCGTGGCAGCAGGGGTGGCCGGGGTGCCATCCAGCACGGTGCGAAGCGCGGCGATGTCGGTACTCAGTTTTTGCAGCGTCTGCTGCGTGGCGGCATGGTTTTGGATGATGCCCTCAGCAAGAGCAACGGTTGCCTCATCCAGTGTGTTCAGACGGGTGTTGGTGTCGGCGGCGGCTTTGTCCGTTTTCGCAAAGAGACCTTTGATGCGGCTCAGTAAGCCTTGCTCGTTGTTTTCGGTGACTGAAGGCTCGTTTTGTGGCGCGGATTCGCAGTAGTCAGAAAAGATGTGGGTTTGTTCGCGCTGCTGGGCGGCAGCGAATTTGAGACGGCTGGTACCGACACTGGCCGGACTGTCGGTGACGCCGAGGCCGACAAGATAGGCCTCACCGCTACCGGCAAAATTCGGATCAATCTCAACCGATGTAAATACTTTTTGCCCGGATTGGTTGATTTTGACTAATTCCGGGGTCGGCGCGAGTTGTGCCAACAGCACGGTTTTGCCTTCAGCGTTCTTGTCAGTTTTGAGGTCGGTGACATCACCGAGCGCGGCAAAGCTGCTGTCGGCGAAGAGACCGCGCATGTGTTCGAGCCAGATGCGCGCCCCGTATCTCTTCGGGTCGTAGTTCTTCGCCATTTGCTCAAGATGGATAGCGCTGATGTTGCGCCCGTCAACGGTGGCGCCTTCGGTGGCGACAATGTGGTAAGTCATGTGTTCTCCATGCGGTACAGTTGCATCCATGATGGGCAGACGTTCGCAGCGGTTCAACGGGCGGATTTCCGCAGGGGGGCGCTGTGGAAAATCCGTCTTTGCGCGCGGGGAGAGACCCCGCGCACACTGTGCGGCATGAATGAATCCCGCTACCTCCCCCATGACGCCACCACCAAACTCAACGCCAAGCTGATGTATTGGCGCGGCTACGGCTGCGCGGAAATCAGCCGCCAGCTGGATGTGCCCATCTCTACCGTGGTGTCTTGGCGTGATCGTGATAAATGGGATAAAACCAGCGTTGCCCGGCGTATTAACGAGCAGGTGGATATGCGCCTCAGCATGCTGGTCGCCAAAGAAGGCAAGACCGCCGAGGACTACAACGAAATCGAATCCCTCAGCAAACTGCTTGAGCGCACCGCACGCATCCAGCGCTACGAGTCGGGCGGCAACGAGGCCGACCTCAATCCCAATGTCGAACGCCGCTCGAAAAAGCACCGCGCGCGGGCAAAGGAAAAGGACAATGCCGCGCGAATTACGGATGACGAAATCGAGGTATTGCGGCGCACTTTTTTGACGAATATTTATCCCCACCAGCGCGCGTGGTACGAACACTCGAAACGCTACGAAATGCGGCAATACGTCAAATCGCGGCAAATCGGCGCGACGTACTATTTCGCGCAAGAGGCTTTGATTACTGCGCTGACCACCGGAAAAAACCAGATTTTTATTTCCGCGTCCAAATCACAGGCGCATGTGTTCAAATCCAACATCGTTGCCTTCGTTGAAAAGACGATTGGCAAAACCCTGCGCGGCGATCACATCAAACTCGGCCCAGAAACCACCCTCTATTTCCTCGGTACCAATTCCAACACCGCGCAATCATATTCCGGCGATTTGTATGTGGACGAGTATTTTTGGATTCCGCAATTCGCCAAAATCCAGCATGTGGCCAGCGGCATGACCGTGCATGATGACCGCCGCATCACCTATTTTTCCACCCCCTCAACGACGACCCACGAAGCCTATCCGCTGTGGACGGGGCAGCATTTCAACAAGGGCCGACCAAAATCTGAGCATATCAATTTGGATGTGTCGCATGCGGCATTGAAAGATGGACGGTTGTGCGAAGACGGCTATTTCCGCCAGTTGATTACCATCGAGGACGCCATCAACAGCGGCTTTGACCGCGTCACCCTGGAAAAGCTGCGCATCAAGTTCCCGCCCGGCCAATTTGAAAATCTGCTGATGTGCCAATTCGTCAACGACACTGACAGCATTTTTAAGATGTCCGAATTGCAGCGCTGTATGGTCGATGCCTGGACGGTGTGGCAGGACTACACCCCGCTCGCGGCTCGCCCGCTTGGCGATGTGCCGGTGTGGATTGGCTACGACCCCAGCCGCAGTCAGGACGACGCCTCGCTGGTGGTCATTGCCCCGCCACAGGTAGAGGGCGGCGTGTTCCGTATTATCGACAAGCAGAGCTTCAATGGTCTCGATTTTGACGGACAAGCGCGCAAGATCCGCGACTTTTGCCGCATGTATAACGTTGTCCACATCGCCATTGATGCCACCGGTATCGGTCAGGCTGTTTATGACCTGGTGCGCCAATTCTTCCCGCGTGTGCGCAAGATTTTGTATTCCGTTGAGGCCAAAAACGAGATGGTTCTCAAGGCCAAGCAGCTCATCGCCCACGCGCGCCTGCAATGGGACAACGGCTGGACGGACATCGCTCATGCTTTTCTGACCATTCACCAAGCGCAGACCGGTTCGGGACGGCAGGTGACGTACAAAGCCAGCCGCACCGCGACCACCGGACATGCCGACCTTGCCTGGGCGACGATGCACGCCCTCATCAATGACCCGCTCGGCCAGATTGACGAGGCCGGGTTCAGCGGCCGGCGCGGTTTTGCCCGTTCTTTTTAGGAGATTTTATGACTGACAAGCATTTTTTTACATGGAGTGACCCAATTCCGGTCACGGGGCCGATGTTGTTGGAGTTTTTGGAATGCGCCTATAACGGCCAATATTATGAATTGCCGTTTTCCATTGACGCGCATGCCAAATATTATTATTCGCTACTCTATATCCGCAGCGCATTACAAGCAAAAGTCAATATTCTTTCCAGCTGCTATCAGCCACATCCACTATTTCCGCGCCAAGCATTTGCACAACTGGCGATGGATTATTTGTGGTTTGGCAATGCTTATCTAGAAAAATCGGTTGCGCGTACCGGCAAATTACTTGCCCTGCGCCCCAGCCCGGCCAAATTCACCCGCCGTGATAAAGATAACCGCTATAAATTTATCAGTAATGGCGACGGTATTTTGAACGGCTATACCGTGCATGATTTTCTGCCCGGTGCGGTATTGCATTTATTGGAACCGGATGTAAATCAAGAATTGTACGGCGTGCCGGAATGGTTGCCAGCCATTCAAGCGGCCTTGCTCAATGAAGCCGCCACCAATTTCAGGCTGCGTTATTATCAAAACGGTTCACATGCGGGCTATATCCTCTATCTGACCGACGCCAATATCAATGAAGACGACATTAAGAATTTAGAGGATGAATTGAAGGCATCAAAAGGGCCAGGGAATTTCCGCAACTTGCTCCTGTATTCCCCCAATGGCAACAAGGATGGGATTCAGTTGTTACCGATTTCAGAGGTGGCCGCCAAGGATGAATTCATGAACATCAAGGCTGTCTCCCGCGACGACCAGCTCGCCGCCTGCCGCGTCCCGCCCAACCTGATCGGCATCGTCCCCACCAACAGCAGTGGCTTCGGCAGCATTACCGACGCGGCCAAGATTTTCGCGCGCAACGAGGTGCAGCCCCTGCAAGAACGATTCTTGCAAATCAATCACTGGCTGGGTGAGGAGGTGGTGCGTTTTATCCCCTACGACATCGGCGAAGCCGCAGACAGCAAAGCATGAAAAAGCCCCGCAAGGGGCTTTTCTTTTAGGTGAATTTGAACACAAGATTGTCCTCGTATTGTGCGGTTTTATTGAGCCGCTTCTCGACGCTAATAACCTGATAACCGGCGAAGCGTTCCCAGCCGGGGTAGTGTTCGGCGATAACCAGATTGAGGTAATCCAGCAGCTCACTACGGGTTGAGCTGAAAAAGATGAAAGGCGGACGGACATGCTGCATCAACCGCAGAAACTGGACCATGCCAAAGTAGGTGTCGTTGCGATACGCGCCCTGCATGGTGCAGATGTAGGGTGGATCGAGGATAAATAGACAACGCGGGTCAGCGGTGTACTTGGGCAGGAGTGTGGCATAGGTCTCGCGTGTAATTTCGAGGCCGTCAAGGTAGCCATCAGCGATTGGCACATCACTGCGACGCAGTGAGTGATAGAGGGTCTCCTTCATCAGTTCTTCGATGCTGCCGACCTGCTTGCCGGAATACAGCAGCCAGCTGATCAGGCAATTCAGGTCAATGTAGCCGTCAAAGGAATAAATAGCAGCGGCGATGGCAGACTTGGTGCCGCTGTCAATCAATTTGTTACGGGGGGAATCATGCAAGATGTCGGCCAATAGCCGGCGCAGACGGTTGATGTCGTCAATGTACCGCAGGCGGTCAGCGTAACCGTCGAAATCGTTATAGATGACTCGCGCTGATGGCTTGTGGTGCTTCGCCGCGTGCGAAAGTAGGCCGGAGCCGCCGAAGGCGTCAAGTATCGTCCAGCCGGTGCCGTCATCCGGAATCAGGGCGTGCAGCGTCTGAATGTAGGGTTTGAGAAAAGCCCGCTTTTGGCCGATAAACGGCAGCGGAGCATGGGTATGCATCTTGGGCATGCGCATTTGTCCTTTGTTCGGATGGCATTCCCGATGCTCGCGCCCGTCCACAGCCAGACGGGCAGGTGTTGATGACGTTGGTGTGTTTGCAGCGCGGGCATTTGATTTGCAGATTGCCGGCGCCGCAGGCGAGCAGTTTGTTGCAAGTGGTGCAACGCAGTTGCATGGGCAGAGTCCTGGTCGGTTACAATTCCCGCGCCTAGCTAGGCGGCGGCATTAGGTCGGCAGGTTCCTCTGCTGGCTGGCGTCGCGGTGTCCCCACACTGCGGCGTCGCCGTCTTCCCCGACCGGCCCTAGAGGCTGGGCGGGCGGCACCCATCACTCTACGGCATCCGCCCTTCCCCCGCATCCTCCCCGTTTCAACAGCCGCGCTCCGCGGGGTTGTGCGGG